GTAGCTCTACCAAACAATAGGGTGCGGGTGACACATCCCGCTTGGTTTGAAACGGGAGAAGGCGCACCAGATTTTCGCCCTTCTCAACACATTCACTACAGCAAGTCTGATCTGGACTACACGCTGGACGTGAATCAAGTGTTTGATAATCTGTATGCAGACAAGGAGTAGAATATGCCACTACCAGCACTAGGCGCAGCAGCTAAATTTATCATGGCAAATGGAGCTAGAGCAGCCACGACGAAATTTGGTAAGGCGGCTGTAGACAAGGCTAAAGAGCAGATAGCTAAACGCGAGTCCGCCGTATCGCAAATGGCAGATAAAGCTAACGTAGGCGTTAAGAGAACGCGAAGCCCTCAGTCCATACGCAGAGGGCAGGACACTTCGCGTGATAAGCGTGTAGCTAAACAAGAAGCAGCTCGCGCACCCAAATCACCCAAAGAAGAAGTGCCCCTAAAGTTTAGAAGAGGGGGACGTTTAACGGTTAAGCCTATGACCATGACCCAGAAGAAGGATGCAGAACGTGTAAGACGTGCGAGAGCTGCGCAGATGGGTAGTGAATCTAAGGCACGTAGACGTAGTGAACCTAGTAAAACGGCTGTGGGCGGCGCTGAGAATAGAGAACAGCTACGACAGAGCCGGATGAAGCGCGAGCGCGAAGCTAATATGGCTAAGGTTAAGAAAGACCGCCCAATGCCTAAGCGACCTTCTGCAATTAGTTTGGCTAACGCTGCTGACCCAAAAGCAAAACGCCCTACGAAGCCGCAAACACCTCCTACGACTACACCACGCCCACCAAAGGCAGACACTTCTGCAAAGCCAATGGCAAAGAAGCCACCACGCCCGTTGCGCGGTACTGTGACTGGTAAAGGCGGACGTAATGTTGGTGAAGGCCGAGACAAGCGTGCCAATGTAACCCGTGAGCAGTTACAAGAGACGGGCATGACCCTACGTCAGTACCTAAACTTCATGGATCGTGAAGGTAAACGTCCACCCAAAAAAGCAATGAGAGGCGGCATGATGAAATCGAAGATGAAAGCCAAGGGTATGAAAGCTGGCGGCAAGATGAAAGCTAAAGGTTACGCCAAGGGTGGCATGATGAAGTCGAAGATGAAAGCCAAGGGCATGAAAGCCGGTGGCAAGATGCCAATGGTAAAAGATCCTAAGACTGGCAAGATGATTCCTGCTTTTGCCGCTGACGGTAAAGGTAAGATGATGGCTGGCGGTAAGGTCAAATCTAAAGGTTATGCCAAAGGTGGCATGATGAAAACCAAAGGCTATAAAGTCGGCGGTAAGATGAAAGCCAAAGGTGGTGCAACGGGCGGTAAGAAGCAAAAGGTTCGCGGTGCCGGTATCGCTCGTAAGGGTGTACGTCCAGCGAAGATGTACTAATGCGTAGATATTACAAGTCAGGCGGTAAAGTGAAGTCGGGCGGTAAGATCTGCCCGAAAGGTAAGGCGTGGGCCAAGCGTACGTTTGATACATACCCGTCTGCATACGCAAACATGGCGGCTTCTAAGTATTGTAAAGATCCTAACTACGCTAAGGGCAGCAAGAAAAAGAAGAAATAATGGCTAAAGATCCGAAGGTAGGTACAGGTAAGAAGCCAAAGGGTAGCGGGCGCAGGCTGTATACGGACGAGAATCCTAGAGATACCGTGTCTATAAAGTATGCAACCGCTCAAGATGCTCGCGATACGGTGGCTAAAGTCAAAAAGGTAAATAAGCCTTTTGCTAGAAAGATACAGATACTTACGGTGTTAGAGCAAAGAGCCAAAGCAGCAGGTAAACATACGCAAGCAGACATTGCTAAACGCGGCAAAGAAGCCATACGTAGAGCGCGGAAGGTAAAGTAATGGGTCAGCTTAAACAGTGGCGAGAACAGCAGTGGGTACGTATCGGCACCGATGGCAAGATCAAGGGGCCATGTGGTACGTCGAAAGACAAAAAGAATCCAGATCGTTGTCTACCCAAAGCTAAGGCACAGTCACTGAGTCAGTCCGAGCGTGCCACCACAGCACGTAAAAAGAAGAAAGCTGGGGCAAAAGGTAAGACGGTAGTATCTAATACTCCCAAAGCCAAGGTTAAAACAGCAAAGGCTGGTGGCCCTATACGCGCAAACCATAAAGGTTGCGGAGCAGTCATGGGCAACCGTAGAAAGAAAACCTTATACGTAAGAGGTAGTAAGAATGGATAAACTAGAAGTTTTCCAAAACGGCAACTTTTCAGACGGGCGTCCTGTTTTTCAAGTTGGCAGCAAGAACGAAGACGGCACGTATACCATAGTAGATGCGAGTCTTATGAGCGAGGAAGAGGCAAAGGCTAGGCTAGAGCATTTACAACCCACACCGGCTCCAGAGCCAAAGAAAGAACCAGTTAAGAAAGCAGCTAAGAAAACCACAGCGAAGAAAAAATAGATGGCTACTTCTGGAACAACTGCATTTGAGATGGACTTCACGGAGATCGCTGAAGAAGCGTGGGAACGTGCGGGCCGTGAAATGCGTTCAGGGTATGACCTTCGCACTGCTCGAAGATCCATGAACTTGATGACTATTGAGTGGCAGAACCGTGGTCTTAACCTGTGGACGATAGACGAGGGTACGGTAAATCTGGTCAAAGACACCGCACAATATGATTTACCTGCGGACACTATTGATCTGTTAGAGCAGGTGATACGCACAAACTCTGGCGATGAGTACACGCAACAGGATCTTACGATAAATCGTATCAGCGTCAGCACATACGCATCTATACCTAACAAGTTAACAGAAGGTAGGCCGATACAGGTCTACATAGAAAGACTTGTGGCTAATCCAAAGATAAACGTATGGCCTGTACCTGATAAAAGCGATACCTACGTTTTTAAGTATTACCGCATGAGGCGCATACAAGACGCAGGTAGCGGAGTAGAGACTCCTGACGTGAACTTCAGATTCTTACCCTGTCTGGTTGCGGGGCTGGCGTACCACATAGCCATGAAAGAACCAGAGCTTATGGGTCGTGTGCCTATGCTAAAAGAAGTGTACGAAGAGCAGTTTAGATTAGCCGCAGACGAGGATCGTGTTAAGGCTCCGGCTCGTTTTGTACCGAGAATGCACTATGTCTAGGAGGTTTGCTTCTGCCAAGCGTGCACTAGCTGAATGCGATATATGTGGATTTCAGTACAAATTACGTGAGTTAAAGAATCTAATACGCAAGGGTAGCGACACTAATCTAAAGGCATGTCCTACGTGTTGGAATCCTGACCATCCGCAGCTAAAACTGGGCGAGTTCCCTGTAGATGATCCGCAGGCGATACGTAATCCTCGACCTGATAGAAGTTTAGGTGATGCTGGCAGTAGGAGCAGCAGACAGATACAGTATGGATTCAACCCAGTGGGGGTTGGTCGTGACCCGTTTGGACTTACGCCAAATAATTTGGTTGCGACAGGTGAAGTGGGAACAGTAACAGTAACAACTACTTAGGTGACGTTATGAAGAATATGAGCACGATAAAGCCGGTAAAAGAAGCTCCGAAGACGGATATGAAAGACGTAAAAACCACGGGGATCAAAGTTCGTGGTACAGGCGCTGCTACCAAGGGTACGATGGCTAGAGGGCCAATGGCATAACCTATGAGTATGACCTATGCTCAGTTGACGGCGAACATACAGGACATTTGTGAAAACACGTTCACGAGTGACCAGCTTGCTTTGTTTGTGCAGCAGACTGAGCAGTTCATATACAACGCTGTCCAGATACCATCGCTACGTAAAAACGTAACAGGTACGGCTACTTCAGGTACGCAGTATCTCTCTGTACCTACTGATTTCTTATACGTATATAGCCTTGCAGTAATAGATAGCAGTAGTAACTATCATTACCTGTTAAATAAGGATGTTAACTTTATTCGTGAGGCGTACCCCGTTTCAGCTACTACTGGGCTACCAAAGCACTACGGCATCTTTAACGACGATGCTTTCATACTAGGGCCAACTCCAAATTCAAACTACACCTTTGAACTGCATTATGGCTTCTATCCAGAGTCTATTGTGACGGCTAGCACGTTACCGTGGCTCAGTGAGAACTTTGATTCCGCGTTGTTAAACGGCTCTTTGGTAGAGGCTTTGCGTTTCTTGAAGGGTGAGCCTGATATGGTTGCTTTGTACGACAAGATGTTTAATCAATCTATGACTCTGTTGAAACAACTCGGAGACGGTAAGCTAAGAGAAGACTCTTACCGATCTGGGCAGTATCGCAGTTCGGTAGGATAGGATGCTTATAGAAGCCCCACAAATAGAAGTAGGTAATGTTTTTGTTGCTACCACAGAACACAAGGGGCATGACCCTGAGTTTTGGGCACAAGCTGCCGCAGGTAGAATTGTAAGTGTGGGTGGTAGTTGCCACCCTGTGATAGCCCAGCAAGCGGAAGCGTTCAAGGAAGCAGTCAGAGCCACGGCTTTGCACTACATAAAAGAAGCAATAAAGAGCGATAGGACAACACTTATTGCAGAACTAGAACGTCAAGGTCATAAGGACATGGCAGACATACTTAGGAGTTTATAATGGCTATATCCACAGCTATGTGCACATCCTTCAAACAAGAAATTCTTGTTGGTACGCACAACTTTACTGCCACTTCTGGCAATACGTTCAAGCTAGCTTTGTACACAAGTTCGGCTTCTTTGGGCGCAAGCACCACTGCTTACACTACATCTAATGAAGTGTCCGGCACTGGGTATACGGCGGCAGGTGCGGCGCTAACCAGCGTTACTCCGGTTGCTAGTGGGACAACAGCTTTGTGCGATTTTTCTGATCTTACATTTAGTTCGAGCACGATTACTGCGAACGGTGCGCTTATATACAACGACACACAATCAGATAAAGCTGTTTGTACGTTAGCTTTTGGTGGCGATAAGACCTCAACTGCCGGAGACTTTACGATTCAGTTCCCGACAGCAGATGCGTCTAACGCGATCATTCGTATCGCATAGCGAGTAATATGTGGCGGTTGTTAATGGGTGGGGCAGAGGCACTTGGGGCGAAGGCCCGTGGGGCCAAGCAGACCCTGTTGAGATCACAGGTGTCTCAGGCACAGGTGCGGTCACCACAGTCACAGTCAGCGCGGACGCAATTGTTTCTATCACAGGTGTTTCTGCAACAGGGTCAATCGGCTCCGTCACTATCATCGAAGGGTCGGGCGTCACTGTTTCTATCACAGGCGTTGCAGGTACAGGCGCTGTTGGGTCGGTTACGGTTACCGG